GGGTCAATGGATGGCATGGTTGTTGCCGAGCCAACACTAGGATGTGTCACGGTTACTGTGCCGTCACCGTTGTTTACCGCCGATACATCACCCACAAAATAGGTAGATGGTGCTACAGATGCAGAAGCTAAGTTAATCTCTACATCGAGTGTTTTATATAGTGACAGCGTTGCAGATGACAGACCAACGGACGCGCCTACAGCAAGACCTAGCGCCGAAAATGTTTCATCGCAAACAGCAGCTAGAGTGCCAACTTTTGATGCCGTGGCGTTGTACGGCACAACAATATTGCCAGCGCTGATGGTGATTGAATCAGTAAATCCGCTTTGTTGGTGACCTACATCGTTAATAAAAAACCAACCCGCACCCGCCGTAGATTGACGGATAACGCCGTATTGCACTTTCGCATTGCGCCCAGAGTCAATAGTAATATTTGCAGGGTTGTAAATACTACCATCAGGCGCTAAAAACCCATTGACATTGCCGTCTACATCAAAGACATAACGCGCCGTTGGGTGATGGTTTAACGTAGGCGCAACACCCACTTCAAACGAAACAATCGCCCCTTCACTTGCGGCGAGGAAAACAACTTCGTGCTCCGTAAATGGCCCAAATGTCGCACCTAGAATTGAATTACTAGCAAGCACCACACCCTTATTTGCGCCTGTAGTAAGGTAGGCAGAATAAGAGCCTGCCTCTGTACTAATGACAATGCGCTGCCCTGAAGGGATAACTAAGTTGATGGTTTGTCCGCTGTATAAGAGATTTGTCATGTTTGATTGGCTGTGTTTATAATGAACAATGGACTATTTAGAATTCAAACTTTGGAAGCTGGCTGTTCTAGCTTTAATCGTGTTTTTGCTAGCTGCATTTAATCGGCTACCAAAATAGGCGCACTACGCGCTGCCGTTGACTTCAACAAGCCAAGCGTTTTACTGTCTAGCTGTTTTGTGAATTGCGCACTTTCTAGCGCTTTAGCTGCCAGCTTTGGATTAGCCAACAATTGCGCTATCGTGTTGCCTTTGTGCTGAATCACGGCCTCAGCCATTTTTCCCCGCGCAAATTCCAAGCCAATACCTTTAACGCTTAACACCTTGCTTAATGCTTTAATGCCGTCAGAATCAAGCAAGCCAGCGCCAAGCGCTCGATCTATCTTTGCTTGAGTATCAGACCCACGCAAACCAGCCACACCAGCCGCAGCCTCTGAATTGCGGATTGCTTTTGCAACACTTGATAAAGCATCTAACTGTTCAGGGTTTAGAGCCTCTTTTAAACCCGACATACGCGATTCGACATACTTAGGTAATGCCGAGCCAAACTGACCCGCTGCCGTTGTTTTGCTAGCTGCATCAGTCATGATGAATTTGCGCAGCGAATCCATTGCAGGCTCTGAATTATTCGTGCTTAGGACATTGCGAAGATTCGAGACATCACCCGCCAAACCAGCACCACCATGCCATAGTTTGTTAGTTATCTCATCGCCAGTTAATGTGTAATCACGCCCTACGGGTTTACGCAGAATAGAGGAAATATTGTTTCCACCGTCATAGGCTTGATGCCAGTTTCTAGTTGCATCACGCGCTTGGTTATATGCGCCCATAAATTCAGGCGTTATTGATTCGCCGCCTAGCAAGTTACCGCCAGCAGCATCATCAAACCGTTTGGATAGCGCTTTACCAAAATCAGTAAGCACTTTTGCCTCAGCAGGTGAACCACTTTCAGAAGCTGTTGCAGCCATACTTCCAAGACTACTTCTAAGCCTTTGCGCCTCAGCAAATGGCACGGCTTTTAACATGCGCTCAGGCGCAGGCGCATCACCCATAGCTCTCTCAGCCATAGCCTGCCAAGTCTGTTCAATATTTGCAGAATCATTAGCCGTCAAATTACGACCACCACGGCCTTGTAAGGCTTGCATCAATGCACCTGAATCAGGCTCGGAAATAAACCCGCGCTCGTAAGCTGATTCTGCTAAGTGCTGCGAGCTTTTGCCAGATTTATTGTTAATCAAGCCAGTTGTGCCAGATTGACGATTTGACAATGCGCGAGATTCGCCACGCAGACCCGCATCAGTACGCAACCCACCCTGCGAACGAATAAATTGCTCCAAGTTTTCAGCTTGCTTTTTAGGCATAGCCGTTGGCATGATAGCTTGAGGCATTTCAGAACCTAGTTCTTTAGCAATGCCTAATACACGTTTCGCCTCTAAACCTTTTTCAGCCGAGCCTCGACCCAAAGGCGACATCGCCGCTTCCATTTCAGAAATAGGTAATTGAACAAATGTTCCCTCACGCAGCGCCCTTTCGTCAAGCTGATCCCACAAAACACGGTTAGCCGCCTTATCGTCAGCAGATTGCGTGCGCAGCATCGCGCCTAGTTTGTTGCCTACGTTAGTCGCTTCCTCTCGCGCAGCGCCTTGATACGTTTCAGCGCCTTGCTTGCGTAAAGCGTCAATATAAGCCTCAGATTGATTTTGATACGCTTGCAATAGTGGATTGCCACTGCGACCACCCGCCACTGTACGCTCTAACATTTTCACCGCTGGTGTATTTGCGCCCTGTGATTGCAGCGCTTGCGAAAGCGTTAAAGGTGCTTTATCTACAATAGATTCAGGCGCAGCATTGATTGCTTTGATGATCTTAGGCAACTCAGACTCAGACACGCCGAGCGCATCAGCCATCATTCGACCAGCATTAGGATTATTGCCCTTGACTGCGTTATATACACCTGTACCGAGCTTACCCGCCAACTGCAATACAGCAGGCGCTACAGCACCTATGCCAGCACCCATGCCAGCGTCTTCAGGATTTACCAACCCAGCCGCAGAACCGCCTACAGCAGCGCCACTACCAGCGCGTAAGGCGACATTAGGCAAGCCTTTTGCACCAGCAACCATGCCGCCAGACCTTAACGCATTAGCAATAAGCGGAACGCCACGGAACGGTACTGCCAAGACATTACCCACACCAGCCGTGCCAAGCAATTCACCGCCTAATTTGCCAGCACCGTAGCCGAATGAATCAGGATTAGCGCCAGTTAAAGACTGTAGACCTTCGTCCATTTGCTTACGCCGTGTAGCGCTTTCTATTGCAGTATCGCCGCCTAAAGCATTCGGTAATAGGCGCATTAATGTTGCACCGATAGAGCCAGTGCCACGAACCAAGCCAGCGCCGATGTTAGTTTTTAGCTCGTCATAGCCGCGGGATACATCGCCTAGACGTTGAAACATTGTCTTTTCAGGCTCGGGCGAAGCTGCTTTATAAGCCTCCCAAGGTGCAGCGCTAGAAGCCTCAGCTTGGTACTGCTCCCAAGGGGCGCTCATTATTGCTTCTCCCAGTTGGCTTGATTTGCTGGGTCGCCACCTTTAAATCGATAGCCACCCATTACCATGCCCTTCATTGGTTGTGCAGGCGGGTTTTGCTTAGTAGCATTTTGAGCGCCAGTAGTTTGCGAAGCTGCACGACCTGCCGCTATTTTTGCCGCTTGAATGACGTTTTCTAGCCGTGCTTTTTTGTCATTAACGTTTTCTTTTGTATCGCCAATTTGAGGGAAATATGATTTTCTGTAACCCTCTAACTGTTCTTTTGTGTATGCAGCTCCAGTACCTAAAGTTAAAGCAGCATCCAAAATATCCATTTGCGCTGATTCAACCCTTTGACGCTCAGAGCCTACAGCAGCAGTATTTGCCAAGGCTTCAGCACCAACAGCGCGTAATGCACTAGCAGCTAGACCCGGCTTTGCTGCACTTGGATTCGCTGCCAAGGCTGTATTTAATTGATTTTCAGAGCCTTCTAACCGCTGCAATAGCGTAGCTGCTTTTCTCTCGCCCTCTGTCAATGCTTTTTCAGGGCGTTGCGGGGTTACTGCCTTACCGTCAGCACCAATCGCTGGCAATACTTCACGAGTTCGAGGGTTTACAAAACCGCCCAGATCGTTATTCCATGTCAACTTGTCAGCCGCACCCCTATCCATTGCCATGCGTTGACGGCTTAGATTTAAGTTAGCAGCGCTAATGCCGTGGTTAGCCCAACCTAGAGCATTAGAAGCCTTGCTATCAGGCGTTTGACCCATTTGAAATGATGCACCAGCCAACGGTTTTGCAAATACTTGCTTGTCACCTTGGTTAATCAATTGTGGGGCTAGATAACCTGTTGCACCTTGGCCAACGGGGCGACCGTATTTGTCATACCCTTGCAGTATTTTTGCGCCGTTTTGGCCTTCAATATCCTGAACCCTTGCAACTTCTTCGCGCCCTAGGTTGCGGGTTGCTGCCAAGTCTTTTAAGAGGTCAAACGGTACGCCTTGCTGCATTAACCCCATGTAATCAATATCGCCTGCATTTTGCGCTTGAGGCATAGGAGCTACGCGCATACCTTCAGGCAGTGCATCGTTAAGGATAGATGGTTCACCCATACCCATACGAGGGCGACCAGCACCAGCCACTAGCGATTGAATGCGTTTTTGTTCTTCAGCTTTAAATTGCGCATTCTTTACAGCGTCCTGCTTTGCAAGCGTCATAGCCTGCATTTCTTCTAGCTTGGCTTGCTGCATAGCCTTTTGATATTTCGCCTCACCAGCACCCGCCATGTTTTGAGCATAGCCCTTCACACCACTAGCAAAATCGCCATCAAGCAATCCACCAGCCAGCGCCATCACAGCATTAGATTTAGGGTCATCCCAGCCGTTACCAAAGAAGTCAAGTAGTCCTGCCATGATTAGCCCAGTCCGAAGTTAGAACCCATCTGCCAACCAGCCAATGCACCGCCTAAAGCGCCTTGCAAACCGCCGCCCGAAGTTGTGCCCGGATTGCCTGAGTTTGTTGTGGTGCTAGTGCTAGAGTGCCCCGAAGTGCTAGAGCCGTTTAAATTGGCGTAAGGGTTGACAATGCCTGCATAGTTTTGCGCTGACGTCAAAGGTGCATTCATATAGGTTTGACCTAATGCGTATTGACCAGCGCCAATGCCTAGATTGCCCGTGTTACCCATGCCATAAAGGTTTGCGCCTAGCTGCATACCTGATTGGTCTTGACCACGTTGTTGTGTGTAGAAGTTTTGGTCTTGTCCGTATGCTTGCGAGTACAGACCAGCAATAGCTGAATTCAAGCCAGTTTGAGCATTGCCAGCCGCTACGCCTTGGGCGATACCTTGACGCGAGCCACCATATTGCCCCGCCACTTGAGCGCCTTGGTTGATTTGGGGCATGACGTTTTGCGCTAAGTTTTGGTTACTTTGCGCTGTCAGTGCATTGGCTAGGTTTTGCGTGTTTTGGTTTTGACCGAATCCGTTAGTCGTTTGCTGATAAGGGATTTGGTTGTATTGCATACCCTGACGTGGAGTTGCAGGGTTTGGAGTTGCGAGAACTCGCGCCCGCATGTTGCCTGTTTGTGCGCCGTCTAACATTTATTCACCCCCGCCGCTGCTTGATGGATAACTGTAAGCAGGTAAGGTGCTATAGCCACCGTAACCGCCATAGCCAGCCGTGCTAGTTGTTGGCATGTTGAAATCGCTGCCGCCGTTCCATGCGGGTGTTCTGTAGCCGCTAGCGCCAGCGTTACCGCCTGATCGGTTAATCAGCATGCCCTCAACGTCATACATAGGCTCTGCTTGTTCGCCAGCACCAGCCAAAGCCGCACCTAAGCCGCCGCCTACCATATCAGCCAGCCCTCTCGGTTGATAACCAGCACCGCCACCGCCTCCACCTCCACCGCCCCCAGCTTCACCCATAGCGGGTGCGGTAGTAGGCGTTGGCATGGTGAATGGGTTAGCGCCTGAGTTGTTCATTTGCGCGGGTGTGTAGCTCATTTGCTGTGGTGCGATACCGCCGCCACCTGTGAACGGGTTACCCGCTGCACCGCCACCCATTAAGCCCATGCCTAGGTTTTGCATTTGGTTGAAACCCTGAGCAGATGCGCCTAATTGATTCCATTGGTTGTTCATGCCTTGAACCATTTGGTCGTTTAGACCGCTTTGGTTTTTGGCATACCATGCAGCCGCATTTGGCATAATGCCGCCTGCGCCGTAAATGGCTTGTTCCATGCGCGGGTCTATGCGGTCTTGACGACTAGAACCGCCCGAGCTAACAGTAGTTTGTGATGTGGGGTTTGTTTTGCCGACGGTCTTTTCTTCGCTGCCAAACAAGCCGCCCAATAATGATGTTCCTAGTGGAATCGCCCAAGATAGTGGCATGATTACTCCTTATGAATGCAGAACCAAACCGCATCTTCTAGAGCAGTTATGGTGTGTTCGATACCAGCATCCACAACAATGCAATCGCCAGCATCGTAGACGCGAGAGCCTTTTGGAGTTGTGACGCGCACAGAGCCATATCCGACAATGGATAAGTGGCTGTAATCGTGGGTGTGTTTGCCGACAATATCGCCAGCGGTTAATACGTGGCGTTTGGCGGCGATTTTGTCAGCGAAAAAGAATTCCGTCTGAAACGTTTCGTCAAGTTGGTCTTGGTCTGTAATCACGGCGCAATCCCTGCGTTAGTTGTTGATATATTTTAACCTATTAGCCTAGCAAAGTCCATGCTCCAGTGTGGTATGCATAAAACCCTTTTGTCACTCCTAAAACGCCAGCATCAGCAAATCTAAACATGCCTTCTCTAGGCTTATCAGGCGCTACAGTTATCAGCTCTAATTGACCATCAGCTAGGTTATTGATAGCTGCTTCAATCTTTTTAAGCTCAGTAGATAAAAACGTTGGCAATAGTGTTGCATCAGTCGGAATAATGCCGACCGTGTATCTGCCTATGGCGCTCTCAGTATTTCTCACCAGCTACCCGCCTTTTGCACGTCAACATCGAATGAATCAAGCCGCCAGCTAACCGCCGTACCGCTTGAGAATTTGATGGCTAAATAGCGCCCCGTGACGAACGAATCGACAGAGATGGTGCTATTCACAAAGAACGGTACAGCAGGGTTGTAAATAGGCTCGGAATAGGGTGTTTCACCGTAACCAACTTGAACGTTGACATAGCCGCCATTGCCGTAAATGCGCGGTCTAACGCTGCGAATCAACTTCATAGATTCAGGCTCTCCAACAGACAACCCTCTACGCTCTATGAAAGATGCAATATCGACGCCATCGTTTTGATTTGTAGCATCAAGCAAATAGAGCTTTTGACTGTCGCTAGCCATGACGGACAATGCACGGTTAAGGCTGGCGTTTTGCGAATCCCAAGGCGTATTGTCGCTGTCCCATGAATCGCTATCACTGTCCCAGGTCGTACCTGCGGAATCGTCTACAGGGCCATTTTCAGCAAAGTTAATGTTTGGCAAGTCTCGAAAACTTACCGTTCTATCGACATAGTTCCACACCAGCGCACGGTTACAAACCTCGCTGCCATGTGTCGGATAGCACGCAAATACTTCATTGAATAGACGGTTAACAAAGACAAAACACTGGCTTGTACGTTCGGGGTCAATCTGCCTAAATAAATCTCTACGTGTGAGCTTATCGAGTACCGATGTGGCGACTTGACCATCGTGAACGATGCAATCTGAATTGCTAAAGACAAAATGCTGCCCCTTGATTTCAGCAACGCAGTTTTTAGCTAAAACGCCTTGGTCGTTAATAATCTTTTGGAAGCGATAGACAAACACGCCGCCCGTGTAGTCCATGCGCCAGATGGATGATTGCTTGTAAATGATGAAAGCATCACGCAAAGACAATCCGTCAACAATCGTATCGAAGCCTTCTGATAAATCGTATTCGCCAGCGTCTTTTGTCGGGTCTGCTTCGTCCCATGAAACAGGCACAGTCCCCGCCTCGGCTGGGTGTGACCATTTGACCATGTAGGGGTAAGGCGTTCCTGACTTATTGATATTCAACGCAACTAAGCTATTTTTAAACGCTCTCATAGCGTTAGCCGTTGTATTAGCAGGCCAGTTTGTGAGGTCTGTCGCTCTACCAGTTAGTAACCATTGTTGCGGTGCGTCTGTGCCACTGTTTAGGATAGGGATACCGCCTAAAACCGTGCTAGTCCACGAATTGCGCGAAGCATCGTAGTCAGTGTCTACGCCCATCGTTTGGCGCGTGATGTTGGTATGTATACTGCCCGTTTCGACGGAATACATTTTCTTGTCACTGGTGTAAATCCACTTACGCAAGCCGCCTACATCAACGGGAATAAGGTGGTAAGGAATGACCGCCGCACTTGGATAAAGCTCTTTATAGCCATCTACCTGAGCCGCCATGCCGTCAATAAAACGGATATTTAATGCGTCTGTCCAAGTGTTGACAGGTAGCTCATGCTGGGATAAATCCCGATTAACGCCATATTGACCTGCTGCGGGTATGCGCTGCATTTACACCTCTACCGTGTATTGGATAGACCACCAGTTAGTCAGTGG